CCTGTAAACCTTGAGTTCCTTGTGGACCGACCGGTCCAATTGGACCTTGATCTCCAGCGTCTCCTGCAACACCAGGAATACCTTGTGCTCCATCACTACCTTTTTCACCAGCAACACCTTGTGGACCTTGTACAGTAGAATCTGCACCAGCATCTCCTTTTTCACCAGCATCACCTTTTTCACCAGCTACACCAGCAATACCCTGTGCACCGTCAGCTCCAGCAGGACCGGGAACAGTAGAATCTGCACCAGGTGCTCCATCATGTCCAACAATTCCATCAGCACCTCTTTCACCTTGGTTACCTTTTTGACCAGGTTCACCTTTAAAACCTTGGTTACCTTGATTACCTTCTTCTCCTTGAATACCCTGATCTCCTTTTTGACCTTGAGCTCCATCGATACCATCAGCACCTCTTTCACCTTGAGCACCTTGACCTCCGTCAGCACCATCAATACCATTAGCACCATCAGCACCATCAGTACCATCAGCACCATCTTGACCATCGTGACCAGGAACACCTCTTTCACCTACTAAAGTGGCTAGCCACTCTGTTTTACTAAGAGGATTACTTTCTCCATTTGCGTATACTCTATATGCAGAGTCTCCATCTTCACCTTTATCACCTTTATCACCTTGAGCACCTGTAACACCTTGGACACCTTGTGCACCATCATGACCTACAGCTCCTTTTTCACCAACGTCTCCTCTATCTCCTTTGTCTCCTGAAGAACCAGAAGAACCAGAAGTTCCAGATGAAGTATGATCTTCGGCATAAGCTAAATCAATTTGATTCGGCGCGCCGTCTTTATTGTAACTAGCGACAACACCACCTGTCATGGTTATTCTTCTAATATCGTTATACTCTGTACCATTAACATTTACAATAACATTAGAAGGTGCAGATATATTATATGTCTCATAGAATAAACCAAAATCATCATCAGCTTGGAATTTGTATACTTCGCCAGGTATGTTTGAGTTTGAATCAAATGATACGTGTAATTCTATTGCATCATCATCTTCTTCTGAGTTAGGATTAGCAGAATCTAAGTCTGTAACATTTACCCAGTTCCAAGAAGATATTGTATATACAGCGTATTCACTGTTGTTTTTAGTATTAGTAAAGAATATATTAGTTCTGTTTCCGTCAACTGTAATTCTTTTTTCTAGTAAGTTTTCTAAATATTCGTTTCTAAAACCTTTATCATCTTTAACAGCTAGTTTAATTTTACTAACCTGAGAAGGGATTTCAGAATTAAAGAATATTTGACCTCCAGCTGGATTGCCAGTAGAATAATCTACTCCTAAATCTTTTATTCTGTATACCGTACTTGGCATAGCATATCTAGATGCAACAGTATCTCCGATTTCTTGACCTGGATTGTAAACATTACCGTACTTTAAAAGTGGTAAAACCACCGGGCTAATTCCCTCAGTAATAGTTACTCTAATCCAAACTTCACCGTTGATATTATTATCATCTAATGTTAACGCTAAAGTTTGATCACCAGTCAATGAAACGCTTATTGCATTTCTAGTCTCGCGAGATCCAAAGGTTAATTTAGAATCAGACTTAGATTCAGTTTTAAATACTGTTAAGTCGTTGTTTAAATACTCTACTTTTACGTCAGTAATAGCTCCAATATTAATAGAGTTACCCACATAATTTTTATGTAAAGTAATGGTTGCGGCACTTTGTTGACCTCTAATTACATTGCTGTACTGAGGTATAACCGCGATTAATTGTTGTTTGTTTACACTTGGCATAATTATGGTATAATTTTTATTGCTTGTATTATATATCAACGTTAAAACGCATAGTCTCTATGTAACATATTAAATATTACACTATTCACCACAGTAATAGCGTGGCCAGGCACATTGGTATGTGTTTTTAAATTAACTTTAATTAAAATACGGTCAGATTTAGCTTCAGATAACTCTTCTAAAGTTTTAAAATATTCTTCTTTATTGTATTCTTTTGTAGTGATATGTTCCATTTTAAAATCTTTCCAAGATTGTTTAAAATTCTTAGAAGGTTTATTAAAGAAATATACATGCAGTTTATTATCAGGTGTAGAAATAAAAACAAATCCACCTGAAAGAAAATGTTTTCTATCCCCTAAGTAAGAACATTCTAATCCACTTTCTATAGATCTCCACTCATTTCTACATTTACTATGTAATGCTTCGAACTTATCAATACCCTCCTCATAGATAGAATCTACTATATCATTAGTTTCTAACTCCTCTTCAGTTGTAAAGACTAGTTCTAAGTTATCCATTGGAAATCCCATGAATTCTATACTAGGCACTAAATCAGTTTGTTTAATGGCATCATAGCGGTACAGATAATCTAATGTATCATCAATCTCCCATAAGGCAGACATAAGATTTATATCAATCAGTTTATCTAATTCCGAAACACGTTGTAAAAACTTATATGTTTTATACTCTAGGTCTAGAGGACCGTCCTCTATCCATTTGGGTGTAGTTAACTTACTCATACATTATTTATTAATATTTCGTAAGGTGGTTTCTAGAATTACGACATAAATATTTTTTCGTAATCTTGAATTAATTTAAATGCCACTTCTTCTGCAGCATCAAGGCTAGATCTAACCCTGTTATATTTAGGAATATCTAAAGATGACATCCTAGTCCATCGATCCTTCTTATGTAGAATGAAGAATCTTTGGCGACCGCGATAATCGCATTTTTGAAGAATTACTATCTTCTTTGTGTATTTTGGGTTGAGAGCTTCTTTTTCAGATTTAGTCACTTGAACCGGATTTAATAACTCTATTAGCTTCGGTTTTTAGTGCAGCGTGTGACTGTGATGTTGTCAATCCCCATTGTAAAATAAACCAGCTCATTTCTTGCTCAGCTAATTTCTTACTCATTTTTAGTTTCTTGCGTAGTATTTCTATACCAGCCTTTTGGAAATTAATCTCATCATCTCTAGTAGTCTTATATCTCATATACCATTCTGGATCACCTACTACATCATCATAAGTTTTACCATGTGGTACTAACTGTAGATTTACTAGTTCTACAAAAACTTCTTTGGTTGTTGTTCTCTTGTTGCTCATTATTTTTTAGGTTTAATAATTTCGTCTATTATTCCATATTTCTTTGCCTCTTCAGCGTTTAGCCAGAAATCTCTTGTTGCGTCCTTCTTTACTTTATCTGCAGTTTTACCACAGTATGAACCTAGAAGTACAAATAGCTCATCGTTAATTTTTTGCCATTCAGCCCAATCAACTTCCGCATCTTGTATATTTCCACTGAATCCACCTGACGATTGGTGGAGCATAGTAGTAGAGTGTCGTAATGACGATCTCTTACCCTTTGTTCCAGCTCCTAAAAGGACTGATCCCATAGATGCTGCCATTCCTGTATTGATAGTTTTAATATCGTTTGGAATGTATTCCATTACATCGACCATAGATAACCCAGATTTAACAGAACCTCCAGGTGAATCAATATGCATTGTAATGTCTTCATTGCTCGTAGACGATAAGAACATTAATTGTGCCTGAACTATTGTAGACATATTGTCATTAACCGGACCTGCAACCCATAATAATCTATCGACCATTAATCTTGAGAATATATCCATTTGGGTCATTCTCATTTCTCTCTCTTCTAAAATATATGGAGTAAGAGAGCTCTCCTTTGTATAAAGATCTAAAGTATTTGAACTTATATTATGTTCAGACTTTGCGTATCTTTGAAATTCTTTATCTTTTGGGTAGTAATTCATATTTGTTTTTTAAGTTGTTTGATGAGGTCGCATGTTTCGAACTCTTCAATTTTTTCAAAATATTGGTTTGCCTTAGTTAAACTTTTTTTGTAACCTTCCTTTGGAAGGGTCATTTCATATTCTTCTCCATCGTCATCTACTAAGATCGCTAACAACCCCGACTTTTCATTGCCTTCTACTATATCTAAAACGTATTCCACAATACGCCTAAAGAAAATATCGTATTTTGACATCAATAACATATCGAAATCAGATTCTAATGTTTTTGGATCGATGTGTATCTTTGGAATCTTATTCTCCATTAGTTACAAAGTATTTATCAAGAATATCTTTGTAATCTTGTTTTGTGGTTATGGAGTCATCATCTACACTTGCATCAATTTCATTTACGAATGTTTGAGCTAGGTTTGAAAGAGTTACATTTTTACCATCGTATTCTAAGAATGGTTGCTTTAACATGAATGTAGACTCTTTAGTAATATCAATATCTTCACCTTTAATTTGCTCTGCTAATTCAAAGTGTCTTTCATAGAAGTGTAGGTTATCAGCAAAATGATAGTACATACCTAATTCTAATTCAGGATAAGTTTCTTTTAGTTTTAAATAAACCGATTGTTGTAAGAATGCAAAGAATGGTGCATCGAACGTAAGACCATAGAATATATCGTTAGATCTCATCTGAACTTTCATGTGTAAAATGTTATGTCTAATAAAGAAGTTAGCATACATTGTACATACAAAATCTTTGTTACCTTCAAACTGAAATTTAGGTGAATTAAAAAACATAATAGCTTGTCGGCTATTCTTATCTTGTTCTAATGAGTCGATCACCCAACCGAATTGTTCTTTATTAAAAACTAAAGAACCGTAGTTAGAATTAATTTCATTAGTATCTGGGTTAGTAATTCTAGACCAGAAATTAGAGAAGTTACCAATATAATCTACGTCACGATCTTGTTTTAAATACCATGCCATTTCACCTGCAAGATATTTCCAATTAAAATTTCTTTGTGGGAAATCAGCAATAGGTTGCTTTGGATTAATTACGAAGTTAGATAAGATTGCCTCTTTAACTTTTAAGTCTCTTGGTTGAGAGACATCACCATCTGTATCGATGTGTTGAATAATGTTCTTAAATGTATTTGAAAAACTCATGTGTTGATTTTTAATAACTATAATAGTTATATGATTAATCGCAAAAAGGTTTACTTAATAATCAGCTTGTTCTCCTCTTTTGCTTTTGAAACTGTGTACGATTTACCTTCTTTTAAAAGACCATCTAATATTGCATCTGCTACTGCATCTTCAACATATTTTTGAATAGCTCTTTTAATTGGCCTAGCACCATAAGCTGGATCGTAACCCTCTTTTGCTAAAAACTCTTTTGTAGTCTTGTTAAATTTAAATGTGTAGCCTTGGCGTTCCATTCGTTCGATGAATTTATTAAGTTCAATATCGACAATTTTAATTACGTCTTCAGATGCTAACTGATCGAATACAATAATATCATCTAATCTATTTAAAAACTCAGGGCTAAATTTATTCTTTAACTCTTTCTTAATAATCCCATCCATTTTAGCCTGTTCTTCTAACATTGAAGATGAGGTAGAGAATCCAATCCCTGTTCCGAAGTCTGCTAATTTTCTTGCACCAACATTAGATGTTAATACTATAATGGTATTAGTGAAGTCTACCACCCTACCACTTGAATCTGTTAATCTGCCTTCGTCAAGAACTTGAAGTAAAGTATTGAAAATATCTGGGTGTGCCTTTTCAACCTCATCAAATAAAACTACCGAATAAGGTTTACGTCTTACTGCTTCAGTTAATTGACCACCGTCTTCGTGGCCTACATATCCTGGAGGAGATCCAATCAATCTAGATACGTTAAACTTTTCTTGGTATTCTGACATGTCAATTCTAATCATTGCATCAGTATCGCCAAACATATATTCTGCTAAAGCCTTTACAGTTTCTGTTTTACCAACTCCAGTTGGACCTAAAAACATGAATGAACCTGTAGGTTGCTTTGAAGTTGCAACTCCAGTTCTAGATCTTTTAATTACTTTTGATAACGCTTCAACCGCGCTGTCTTGACCGATAATAGACTCCTTAATATAAGTTGCCATATTCTTAATCATCTTCATATCATCAGCTCCCAAGCGAGTTACAGGTATTCCAGTTTGCATAGATACAGTCTCTGCAATATCGTCAATAGTAACTTGTCTCTTTTTAGTCTTAAGTGTAGATTCCCATTTTTGAATCTCTTGTTGAACCTTAGCTTCTAGGTTAATTTGCTCATCACGCTTAGTTGCAGCAATTTCATAATCTTGTTTTTCTACTGCAGCCTTCTTTTCTTCTTTTGCGTTCTCAGCTAATAATTCTAATTTCTTAATTGCTGCCGGAACTTTAACTTCTAGTAAATGCGTTCTCGCCCCTGCTTCATCTAGTAAGTCAATAGCCTTGTCCGGCAATTCTCTTGATTTGATGTATCTTTCTGACATTCTTACACAGGCTTCTAAAGCCTCTGCTGAATATTCAACCGAGTGGTGCTCTTCGTACTTGTCTTTTATTCTAGTTAGAATTTCTATAGACTCTTCAACACTTGGCGCATCCACAAATACCTCTTGGAATCGTCTGGTTAGAGCTCCATCTTCTTCAATACTTTCTCTATATTCATCTAGAGTAGTCGCACCAATACATTGTACTGAGCCTCTAGCTAAAGCTGGCTTAAGAATATTTGAAGCATCTAATGCTCCGCTAACTCCACCTGCTCCAACGATCGTATGAATCTCATCAATAAAGACAATTACATCAGTAGCCATTTTAAGCTCCTCAACAATATTCTTCATTCTCTCTTCAAATTCACCACGATACTTTGTACCAGCAACGATGGTTGTCATGTTTAAAGATATAAGTCTTTTGTTAAGTAGAACTCTAGCAACTTTTTTATTTACAATTCTCTGAGCAATGGCTTCAACGATTGCAGTTTTACCTACACCGGGATCTCCGAGAATGATAGGATTGTTCTTCTTGCGTCTTGCAAGAATCTGGCAAATTCTATAAATTTCACGATCTCTTCCAATGATAGGATCTAACTTACCTTCGCTAGCAGCTTTAGTTAAGTCTTCTCCAAATTCATCTAGGAACGGAGTTGCTTTTCTTTTCTTTCCAAAGTTCTTTCCTTTTTCGCTATCGTATCCGTCTGCTATGGGCATATTCTTAATGTTTTATTAATACAACTATTATACGTTGTTTTGTCTCTTTGTTTATACTTTATTAGTTTGCAATATTGTCTGCAGCGTAAACACCTGGAAGTAAATCAGGTTTATATCTAGCTCTAAATCCAAATCCACTTACATAACCTACTGCAGCTTTTACTAATCTATTAGACTTTTTAGTTGGATCTATATTGTAATCTAAATCTATAGTATCTATCTCGATGCCGTGCTCGCGGAGATACAATGCAACATTAACTGATTTTTCACACTCTTTCCAAAGCCTAGTCCACATATCTTTAATCTGAGGCATTACTTCTTTCTGGTATATAACATGGCATCCGGTAGAAGATACGTGAAATACGAGAGTCGTAGCATACGTGGTCTTGCCATTTCTAGTTTGACTATCACAGCCCATATACATTTTCACATCATGGTATTTATGATTGTCTAAATATTCTTTTACATAAGTAGCTAATTCAAATGATTGCCTTCCTGTAAGTTTTTTAAATTGCATTACGCTATATTTAAAGATTAATAATCGTAATCGTCGTCGTTATACGTTGTTATTTTTGGAGTTGATATAGCATCGTATTCGCTATTTTCTACATCATCGTATTCGTCTTCAGGATCAGTTTGAAAGTGGAGCTTTAATTCTTGCATGTGATTGATAATTTTTTATATAAAAGTCGTCTGGTTGTATATGATCTATTTGAGATAAGAATGAAGCGTCTGGATTCCAGAACTCATCATTAATAATTAACTCTGATAGTTCATAAGAGTCTCGGTTAATTTGTTCTTTTGCTTGATCTATATGATTTGAGTATAAATGAACATCTCCTAAATTACCGATTAATTCATCTGGTATCATACCAACCTCTTTTGCTAATATCTCTAATAATAGACCATAAGATGCAATATTAAATGGAAGACCTAAGAATGTATCTACTGATCTTTGGTTCCACATTAATGAAAGATACTTACCCTCTCTAACGTAACATTGAAATCCATAATGACAAGGTGGTAAAACCATCTGATCTAGATCTCCTACATTCCACGCATTAACCATGTGTCTTCTAGAATCTGGATTTGTTTTTAACTGATCTATTAGAACTGCAATTTGATCCACATGAACTGGTTCAACATGCTTATTATATTGAAACCAATGCCTCCACTGCTTTCCGTAGATAGGACCTAGGTCTCCAAATTCTGACATGCCACCTTCTTTAACAAGTTCTAAGAACTGAGACATGTCAGCAACATCACCACCTTTTTCGTAATGGTCTTGTACTTTTATTCTATATGCTTTATATGCATCGCCATTCCAGATATTACACTTGTTTTCTACAAGCCACTTAATATTTGTATCTCCACGTAAAAACCATAGTAACTCTGTTACCATAACTTTCCATGCCATTTTCTTTGTGGTTAATAGTGGGAATCCATCAGCCATGTTATGTCTAAATTGTTTACCGAATACTGAAAGAGTTCCAGTTCCAGTCCTATCATCCTTCAACACTCCATTGTGTAGAATGTCATTTAATAGATCTTGGTATTGCTTATCTAAATTGTTCATTAATTATTATATCTTAGAATGGGATAAAGTTTCCATGATATATATTCAAACAATAATAAACTCAATGAGCTGGATTAGACACGACTTCGAAAGAAGTATGAAGAAGCATTTAAACGAAGATAAAGAAGTAACTCTAAAGGTAGATAATACTGGATATGTTCGTATGCTTAATTGGTTTAGAAAGAATACTGATCTTTTAGAACCACATAATACTGGAACTGTATCTCCAGACTCTGGTGTTAAACACGGAGACAAAACTGCAGCTCTTAAGAAGGCTGGTCTAGATACTTCATTTCCTTATGGTTATTGTTATCCTATTTCACAATTTGTATTTTATACAGAGGGCGGATATAAAGGTGATTATGATTTAAAACTAATCAAGTCATCAGAATTAAAATTTAACTTTAAAGGTAAACGTGGACAAACTACTCATTGGTTCTGTCAACACAAAACTTCAGGTAGAATTATTGATTTAACTATTGAGCAATTTGATAGAATAGACGATATTGATATTGAAGAGAAATTCCCATTGGCTGCTAGAGCTAATTTAGGTTTTCCTTATTATAGAACTAAAGGTTCTGGTAAAGTTGAATTCGACCATACTCCTCCTTGTTTACAAACTCTTAAGTTATATGACAGATACAGAGAAGATGTTGAAAAGATACCTGGTTTAGAAAAGTATTGGTCAGCATGTAATTATGCTTCTGAAAGAAGAAAGGGAGATGAGAATAAACCCCTTGCTGAAATGTACGACTCTAAAGAAATGAATTTATTAGACGAATCTGTAAGAAGATACTGGTCTTAATTATTTCCCTGTAGCAGATCTACTAGTACATTTAAAACACAACACCCTAGTTACTTCATCTGGCACATTTACAACTTCTGTACATGGTCCATCAAGTGGTGCAAATTTAGCGTATTTAGAAGTATCTGGATCAGAGTTCTGACATTTCAAATTCTTATATTGTGCTGCAGTCCTTCTTTTAATATTTTTACTTTTTCTCATTTTGTATTTCTTTTAAGATTTTACAATAATTAAACAGTTCATCTTTTTCAAACTCTTTAATTGTCCACTCTAAATCTTCAACAGTTCCTAATCTAGCCCATTCCTTAAATTCATCTTCTGTATCGAATACATGAATAAAATTAGTTGGTCTAATCAAGTCTCTATATTTTTGATTTAATTCTTCTAACGACAAGTCTTTTAGATTTTTCATTATATTGTTTTTATATACTTCTTTCTATTCTGGATATACATTTGCCCAACTGGAACTTCTAGTAACTCTCTGCCTAACAGGTCGTATATCTTATTATCATTTAATTGATCTAATATTAACTCTTCTATTCCAACTGTGTTGCTATCATATATTGATACCCAATCATTTCCGTTATATGCAATAGAATCACAAGTGTAACAGTATTCTATAATTTGATTGTTTCCTGGTACGTACCAGAATTCAGTAGAGATACAAACCTTTACAGTATCAGACATATTAACATACGGGAAATAACCAGTCATACCTGAACCTGAATAACATATTTGATTATCACATACCGACCATCCGACTACTACTGAGTCTACTGGAGACACCATTGCATTTGTAGTATCTAATGTTATTGATAATCCTGTTACTGGATATTGTGTCCATCCAAGTGAATCACAAGTTACTAATTGATTTTGAGCGTTAGCCTTCATTGACCACATTGTCATTACTGCTAAGCAAAAGATAGCTATTAGATAATAGCCCTTATTCATTTTCTTCATCTCCTCTTTCATTTTAATTATTATCTTTTATTTATTTCATTA